ATCCTTCAGCGCCTGCCAGCTGGCGAGCGGCCGACCAGCGGCGTCGGCGAGCATGCCTGCGGCCTCACGATAGCCGTCGGCTCGTGCTCGGGCGTCGTCGGCCATGGCACCGAGGCCCAGATCGGGCGGCTCGAGATAGGTGCGCGCCAGCGCGGCGGAGAAGGCATCTGCGGCGGCGGCACCAGCCGCTGTCGCAGCCCCCTCGAACGGGTTGCCGATGCGACCGAGTTCCACCGGGTCGAGGGTGCCGATCCGCACGCCGCCTTCGCCGGTGGCCCATTCCGGCAGCAGCGCCAGCGCGGCGTTCAGCGTCTCGATGAAGCTGTTGATGCGGGTGACGACGCCGTTCAGCATCGCCTCGACGCCGGAGATCAGCCCGTTCGCTGCCTGGAAGGCGAAGTCGCCGATGGCGCCGGGCAGACTGCCCCAGATCGCGACGGCCGCGTCATAGGCCCCCTGGAAGATCGCAGCTGTCCGGTCGCCGAAGCTGACCACGCCCGCGATGGTGCCTTCGAGCGCCGAGAGACCGGCGGCCTTAAAGCCCTCCCACCCGGCCGCCACGCGCGCCAGCGCCGCGTCCAGAGACAGGCCGATGCGAGACCAGACCTCCTTGGCCAGATCGCCGAGCAGGCGGAACGCTTCGCCCACGCCGCCGACCCGCGCGACGAGTTGCGAGAACTGATAGACCAGCTCGCCCGCCCCGACGATCAGCGCGCCGATGCCGGTGCGGATCAGGGCGCCGCGCAGGAACACCAAGGCCGTCGCAAGGCCCCTTACCGACAGGGCCGCCGCAGCCATTCCCGCGACCCAGCGCCCGGCCATCACGGCCGCGAAGGTCGCGGCATAGGTGGCCAGCCGCCCGAGGTTGTCGAAGAGCGCTGTGATCGCCTGCCCGATGGGCCCCGTCGCGCGCGCCATATCGGCGAGCTTGGTCGCGACACCCTCCAGTGCCGGGGCGACGGCGACGGTCAGGCGGTTGACAAGGCCGGTCCAGATCAGGCCGAGCCGTGCAATGGCGTCGCCCGTCCGCTCGATCTGGGCGGCATCCGCCGCGCTGACCGCCACCCCGAAGTCCTGCACATCGCGCGCGGCATCGCGCAGGGTGGCGCTGTCGATCCGCAGGAACGCGAGCGCTGCCCGGTCGCCGAAGAGGTCCGAGGCCACCGCCGCCCGCTCGGCCTCGGGCACGAAGCGGGCCAGCGCTTCCTGGATCGCCACAATGCGCTGGTCGAGCGGCAACGCCTGCAACTCGGCCGCCGTCAGGTTCAGCCGCCGGAGCGCGCCGACCGCGGCGCCCGACCCGCTGGCCGCCTCCGACAGGCGCGTGGTCAGCTTCTTCGTCGCCTGCTCGATCTCGCCCATCGAGACGCCCGCAAGCTCCCCGGCCCAGGTCAGGGTCTGGATGCTCTCGACGGTCGTGCGCATCGACTGCGCGAGCTTCGCTTGCGCGTCGATGTTGGCGAGGCCCGAGCGCACCATCGCCACCCCGGCCGCCGCGGCAGCCGCAGCGACGGCCGCCAGAGCAATCCCGGCCCGGCGCGCGAAGTTCGCGAGGCGCGTGTTGGCCAGTTCCATCTCGGAAGACAGACGACCGAAGCCGCGCGCTCCGGCCTCACCGATCCCCTCCAGTTCGGCGCGCACCTGGCGCCCGCCCTCCGCTACGAGGCGGACGGAGACCTTCTTCTCAGCCATTCCGGCGTCCTTCCATCTGCTCGTTCAGTTTGCGCACCATCACCGCCTCGATCTCGGGCAGCAGTTCGGCGGCGATCAGCGGCGCAATGCCCAGCGCCTGCGCCAATGCGAGCGCCGAGCCCATGTCCCATCCGATGACGGCACCAGGCGAGACCCGCAGCTGGCCGCCAAGGCGCTGGGTCAGGTCCCAGACCTGCCAGCCCTCGACGGTCTGCGGCCGGTTCAGCCTTGCGGGGCAGTCGGGGCAGGGGCCCGTGCAGGCCGCGCAGTAGCTGTCGCCCCCGCCGAAGGACCAGTCGGCGAGGGCGCGGAGGCGTTTTTTTCCGCATCCAGCATCAGGCCGCGGGCGACGTATTGCGCCTGGAAGGCCTCGAAGACCGGCCAGATGTCCAGCAGGGCGTCGATCCCGGCCGGGCTGACGGGCACAAGGTTGCCGTCATCATCGCCGACACCTTCCCATTCCAGCAGCGCGCGGCGCGCGACGGCCTTGGCCATGGCCAGCGCCATGTCCTCCTGGCTGGCGGTTTCCGACAGGCTGTCGATTGCCGGGTCGGCGCGCGCCGAGACCATCAGCGCGGTTGTGAGCGGCGCCACCAGGACGCGCAGGCCGGGCAGCAGGTTCAGCCATTCGGGTCGGTTCGAGAGGTTCAGGCGGATCATGGTCAGTATCCCGTGACGGTGTTGACGAGGACGGCGGTGCACATGCGGGCGGGGCTGGTGGCCTTGGCGGCCTGCCAGTCGAAGGTCGCCTGGATGCCCTGGGGCCCGGGAATCTCGATCCGGGGGACCGGCAGGTAGACGGCATGGGCCGTGAAGGTGAAACTGGCATTCGCGCCGAGGCTGTAGGCGAACTCCAACTCGCAAGGCGTGCCGTCGATGGCTTGGGTGACGAGGGCAGAGTCCGCGAAACGGACCTCGATCCGGCCGGTCAGCGCCGCCATGCCCGGATCGGCACCCTCGATCTTGCCGTCGTTGCGGATGGTCTCGATCCGGTCGAGGCCGTTGGCATAGGTGATCTCGGCCGAGACGACGTTGCCCAAGGCGGAGCCGTTGCGCTTCACCACCCCGTTGAAATGGCCGAAGCGTTGCAGGCCCAGCGCGGTCGGCGTGCCCGCAGCTGTGGTGGCAGCGATGGCCTCACCCTGTGCGATCAGCCGGGCGGTTGCGGTCAGAAGGCCGGAGCGGTTCATCTGCCAGCTGAGCTGGTCCATCACGCAGCCCGCATACATCGCGAACCGCGGCACCTCGGGCATCGCCACTTCGATGGCCATCGAGGGCAGTGTCCAGTTGCCCGACTGGAAGGTGTGGGTCTTGGGCGTGGTTCCCGTGGTGGTCGGGGCACCGAAGGCCGCCTTCAGCCAGAAGCCGAAGGCCTCCACATCGATCGGCACAACCACATCGCCATCGGAGGTGACGGCATCCTTGATCGGGGCCAGGGGATCGCGGCCGTAGCCGAGCGATTCCGAATTCAACAGCGGCTGCTCTGCGCCCAGTGTGGTCCGGGCGAAGGGCATCAGGCGGTAGCCGCTGGCGGGCGGGGTGCCGTAGACGGTTTCGAACGCAAGCGCCATCTGCGCCCGCGCGCCGTGTGCGCGTGCCATGGGGGTCTCCTATGTGGGGGTGTCAGGCCAGAGGGCCGGTCGTGGTGTAGTGCAGGACGACGGTGATCACCGCCGCCTTCAGGGCGGCTGCGCCCTCGACGGGCAGATCTACCGAGGCCGGGGCCTCCGGTTCGACCCAGTCGCAGAGGCCGCCCAGCGTCCGGTCCGCCTCAAGCGCCGCGCCGATGGCGGCGACCAGGTCGTCAAAGGCGCTTGCCCGACCGTTGCCCGCCTGGACGACCACCTCCAATTCCGCCCGGTGCTGGTAGTGGTAGCGCAGGGGCGACAGCGTCACCTCCGGCTCGCCCGGCTGGCCGTCGCGCAGGATGATCAGCCCGGCCGCCGGGATTCGTTCGGGCAGTACCTCGTCACGCAGGACAAGGGCGGCAAGCGGCTGCAGCCGCGCCTGCAGCGCGGCGAGGATGGTTTCGCGGGTGGTGGTCATTCATCACCAGGTGAGAAGCGACGTAGGGCAGCGGTCACTTGCAGGCTGCCGCCGCCTGAGTAATTCGTTGAGGAGCCAGCCAGTGTCTACACTGTCAATATCAATATCTAAGCTTGCAGGACCAGCCTCAGCGATCAGGGCGTCGTAGGTCGCGTGATTGTCTTGCTGACGTACCAAGCCAACGTCTGATCGCCATGCGAAGCGAAAGTCCTCGTCGGGCGACGGACCCATGGCCAAACCATATATGGTTGTTTCGGTCACATAAATTGCCCATGTCTCGTCGCGGATCAGCGGAGTTCCGTCCGGGAACTTCGGCACGGCGATGGGCTTGAAATATGGCCTGCTCAAATCGAAGATTGCCTCGTAGCCTAGGTACAGCCCGTTTTCCAGCGGTACACAAACCCGGTACTGCCTGTCGTAAGCATTGAACAGCCATGCGGCCGGGAGCAAAAGGGCAATCAAGGCGAAGGCAATCGCTGCCTTTGCCGTTCCTGCCAGATGGCTGTTTCCGTGGCCCTTCAAGCGAGTTGCCCACCCTTCCGCTATCGGAATGCGCTGTACCGCGGATCGGTGCGGACCTGTCCCTCAAAGCGCCCCGACCATGTATCTGTTATCGCATATGGCTCGCCCGTATGGATGCCCAGCCTCTGGGGGCCGCTGGAAGGTAGGCCCAGACGATTGCGCCCGTGATCCTCGAGAGGTCGGAGCAGATTTTCGAAGATCGTTTCAGGGATATCGATTGCCTCCACGCCGATATCGAGCGGGTCTGCAAATTCGTCCCTGAGGTAGAATTCGAGTTCGCCGAAGACGTAAATGTTGCCGCTGCGCTCTCTTGCGTGCCCCATGAACGTCCCGCCAATTGTTGTGTCACCCACGCTGAAGACGAGGCCTGTCATGTCATAGGTTCGAACGAAATCGCCTGAAACTGCCCCGTTTCGAACTTCTCTCGCCTTTTCTGCAATTTGCCTTTTGATCCGATCCTCTGCGATCTCCATGTATCTTGCGACCACCCGCCCAAGATTGCCCGTCTCACGCACCGTTACAGCGCGACCACCTCCCTGATAATAATGCCTGACAAAGTCGCGGCTGCCCCAAATGGTCGAACTGTCGGAAACGCCGTGCAATGAAATTGTGAGGCTTTCGGCTGTCTCAGGATCGTACGGCTCGGCCGTGCAACGGCACCCATAGTCTTCGCCAGGATGGCCTGTCGGGGGCGGATCATCCCACGCAAACACCTGTCCGTTGTTGGCAGCATGACTGGGACGCACATTTTCGTCGCCTTGGGTCCGCCAGATATAATGCGTCGTGGGGCGTTCCTGCTTGATAGACCATTCGATGGGCGTCCCCTTGCGCAGGTACGCCTGAAACGCCTTTTGATACAGTTTCTGGTCAACAAACATGAAACGGTCCCTATGAAGGTTTTGGGCTCCTGCCTATCAGGATTTCGTTAAGGATTTCGTAACCGTCCGAGCGCTGAGTCCTGCTTGCTCACCCACCCCACCCCGCCACGATCCGCCCCGGCACGCCGTCGATGGCCTGTTCTGCATCCCGCGCCAGATCGAGCCGCTTGCGCAGCCTGACCTGTGGTACCAGCAGGAAGATCGGCACGGTGGTCAGCCCACGGCCGGTCTTCGACCGTGACGCAACTGCACGTCCCTTGCTGTTCAGCCTCCCCTCAGCCACCAAAAGGCTCGTACCCCTGCGCCGGTAGATGAAGCGCAGGCGCAGGCCGCTGCGGCGTTCCCATTCGCCGGGGGTGATCCGGCCGCCGCGGGAGGATTTGCCCGCGGCCGGGGTGGGGATGGCCAGCCAGAACCCGTCGCGCGACCGGATCAGTGGCCCGGTGTCATGCGCGCCGACGATCACCGGGGCGTTCGACCAGACCAGCGCAGCGGCGTTCAGGCTATCGCCGCCCTTGGGATAGGTCACCAGCCGGATCGAGTTGCCGAGCCGGGTACCAAGCCCAGCGCCGCTGATCTGGCTGCGCCAGGCGGATTTGAGGCCCGCGCCCGACGCGCGCATGGCGTTGGTGACAGCCTTGTCGCCCGCGCGGATTTCGGCCTGCATCATCGCGACGATGTCGGGATCGATGGTGAGCTTCAGTTTCATCGTGGGTCACGCCGGGCGGAGATCGAGGGTCCAGATCAGTCGTTCGCGGTCGCGCAGCGGTTCCCCCTGGATGACGTGGCTGTCCGCGCCGATGACGATCACATCGCCCGGCCGTGGGGTGGGCAGGTCGGCGACGCGCACGTCGACCACCGTTGTATCGCTGACGAACCGGCAAGCGCCGAAGTCGTTGACTCGGTCCGGGGCGCGGCGGATGATGCGGATCGGGCGTTCCTCGGACGTCGTGGCCGAGATCCAGAGGGCCGGGGCCGCCATGTCAGCCTGGGTGAAGATGCGATCCATGGCGGCGGCAAAGGCGAACATCTGTCGGTCCGTCAGTTCGACGTATGCAGGCGGATCGCCAGCCGGGGCCGCTTGTTCACCGGCAGGATCGAGGCCTCGGTCATCACGTCGATCCAGCGGCCCTTCTCGTCGAGATGCTGGCGGGCGTAGAGCGGCAGGCCGATGGTGTTGGCGGTTTCCAGCAGGTTCGCCGGGCCGCCATAGGTGGTGAAGGTGTCCATCGTGCCCAAGGGGAAGGCGATGCCCTCGTTCGCCGGGACCAGCCGTTCGGTGGCCTTGGTCGAGAGGGTCACCGTGCCCGAGTATTCCTCGAACAGGATCCCGCCGAAGGGGAAGTTGCGACGGACATCCTCGCGCAGGGGCTGGGCGCCGGTCGAGGCATAGAACTTGTAGGCCTCTTCGGTCTTGGGGTGCGCGATCAGCTTGTCGAAGAACTCGCGGCTGACCAGCGCATGGACCGAGGTCATCGCCTCACCCAGAAGATTGTCCTCGATGGCGCGCAGCACCTCGCGGACCTTGCCCTGCACGTTCGTTCCGGCCGTGCCCAGCACGAAGTCCACCGAGATCTGCGCGAGGCCGAACTCGGTGAAGTAATTGTAGAGCGTGGTGCCTGCCCCGTCCTTCACGATGCCGCGCAGCGCGTTCATCTCCATGTATTCCCGCGTCTGAGAATGCTTGCGGCGCATCAGCAGGAGTTTCCGGTTCATCACCTCGACCAGGGGATCGGCCGCATCGAACGCCCCGAGCGCTGGCTGTCCCTGGATGTCGGCAGGCAGGACCACATCGTCATGCGGAATCCACGGCAGGGCGAAGGACCGCATGGACCGGCCTTCTCGGGTGCCGACGGTGGCGGGGCCGCCGAGGGGGACGGAGGGCAGAAGGCTCAGGACGCCTTCGTACTGCTCGATGATGACCGAGCGCTGGCTGACGCCTTCGAAGCGGAAGAGGCCGATCTGGGCGAGGCGGGTGTAGAGGTTGGGCAGGATGTTGATGGCCTGCGTCATCTCGGCCAGCGAATAGCCGCCAGCGTCGAAGGGATTGCGGACGAGGGTCATGGTGGGGCTCCGGTGGAATAAGGGGGATCAGACGCCGTCGCGGGCAATGATGCCGACGGCGGCGAGCTGGGTGAGTTTCGCGGCGATCTTGGTGCCGTCATCGACGGTGGCGCCGTAGGCGAGGGCCGCGCGCGACACGATCGAGGGGCCGCGCACGAGGACGATACCCACGGCATCGGCCAGCGTCGCATCGACGGCATAGAGCAGGACGGCCGTTGCGACCTGCGATCCGTCGGCCCCGGTCGCGGGAGATAGCGTGTACTTGCCGCTGGCCGTGATCTTCCCCAGCACCGAGCCGACGGGGTAGGGCATGCCTGCGAGCAGCGTCACCACCTCGCGGGTGTAGTTCGGGTTGACCTCGTATTTGAGGACATCGCCCATGCTGGGCGGTTTCGTCAGGACGGGCATGGTTCAGTCTCCGGGATGTTGGGGATGGGATGCGCCGGGATCAGCGCGAGGCGGCGGCCGACTTTTTCGCGGCCGCGACGATGGGGCTTTCCTTCGCGCCAGCCGAAGGAGCGGTGGCGATGATGCCCGCGGCATCACTCCGCGCGGCGAGATCAGCCAGGATTTTGGCGCGCAGTCCCTCGGGTTTCACGCCCTTGGCGACCGCATCCGCAGCGTCGATCTGAATGCCAAGGCGGGCGGCCTGCGCGACCTCGGCCGCCTCGGCGCGGATCGCCTCGGGCGAAATGGCGGCCGCCGCGGTTTGCGGCGGCGCGCTTGCCGCGGGCGGGGCCGGTTCCGGCGGGGTGCTCGCGGCAGGCGCAGTCGCAGGCTGCGCATCGTCTTCGGGGGCAGTGGTCATCATCGGGCCCTTTCCCTTGGGGTTGGATTTGAGGGTGGATGTGCCGCGGGGGGCGGCGGCGAAAGCGCGGAAGGCGGTGACGGGATCGGCCACCTCGTCGGCGAGACCTGCGAAGACCGCCGCCTCGCCGCGGAAGACGGCGGCCTCGGTGCCGAGCGCGCGTTGGGTGTCGAGGCGTCGGCCGCGCCCTTCGGCGACGGTTTCGGCGAAGAGCTGGCGCAAATCCTCAAGTTCGCCTGCGATCCGGTCGCGGACGGCCTCGGGCAGCGGCTGATAGGGATTGGCATCGACCTTGCGGGCCCCGGCGTGGATCAGCGTGACGGCGATGCCCTTCTGATCGAGCGCCCCGCTCATGTCGCTGTGCATGGCCACGACGCCGATGCTGCCGACAGCACCGGTGCGGGGCAGGATGATCCGGTCGGCCTGGGAGGCCAGCGCATAGGCGGCCGAAAGGGCGTGATCGGCGACGAAGGCATGGACCGGCTTCTGCGCCCGCGCGGCGCGGAGGCGATCCGCCAGATCGAAGGCTCCCGCGACCTCTCCACCGAAGCTGTCGATATCGAGGGCGATGCCGCGGATCGCAGGATCTGACAGCGCCGCCTGCAACTGCGCAGCGATCCCCTCATAGGAGGTCAGACCGGAGGATTGCCCGATCCATGCCCCGCGATGCACCAGAGTGCCCGCGATCTCGATGACGGCGATCCCGTCCACGACCCCGAAGGGTTGGCTTCCGTTCCGCGCCTGGCGGTTGGTCAGGTCGTCGCCGAACAACGACGCCCGGACGGGCAGGGTGGCGGCCTCCTGCGCTTCGGCGGCGATTTCGACTCCCTCCACGCTGATTTCGCTGCCGGTGATCCGCGGACCAAGCCCGGCAAGGAAGGCCAGCGCCTTGGCCGGATCGACCATCAGCGGGGTGTTGAAGACGCGCTGGGCGATCTGGGTGTGATGCATCATTCTTCCTCCGCAGGCCGGGGTTCCCGGTCCTCGCCATCGTCTTCCCGATCACTGGCGTTCTGCTGATCTTGCTGCGGGCTTTCGGTGCCGCTTTGCCCCGCGCTGCCGCCTGCAGCCTGCGCTGGGGATCCCGGCCGCCGGAAGTCGAGACCAAGCTCCGCCTCGCGTTTCCGTTCTGCCGCGATTTCCCGGTCTACCTGCTCGGCGTCGTAACCGCGTTCGGCGATGGCCTGCGTGCGGGATTTCAGGCCCGCCTCGATCTGCAGGATCTCGGCCGAGGCGTCTTTGGCGGGGTCGATCCAGTCCCATTTCGTGGGTAGCCAGTCGCAAGCGAGGTATTGCCGCCGCTCCGTTGCATAGCCGGGCAGGTCGATGGCGCCCGCCAGCACCGCCATGTCCATCCAGCGGGTCCAGACCGCGCGGCAGAGCTGATAGACCATCACTGAATGCTGGAAGGCCGAGATGCGGCGGCGGAAGTCGACCAGCGCGATCCGGGTGTTGGAGAAGTTGCCCTTCGCCGTATCGCCGGTCAGATAGCCATAGGGCACGCCCAGCGCCGCGCCGATCTGCAGGAGCGTGCGGTACTGGAAGGGTTCGTAAGTGGACCCGGAATCCGGGGTGGATGGCGTGGTCACGTCTTCACCAGGATCGAGGCGCACCACCTGGCCCGGTTCCACCTCCAGATCGTCCTCGGCCGGGTCGAGGGCCGTTTCCGGGGCGGGGGAGGTGATGAACATCGCAAACATCGCTGCGGTCTTTTTCCGCTCCAGCTCCGCATCGTCGTAGAGGTCGAGGGTGAACAGCTTCACCACGGCCGCCGCAAATCGGGACACGCCGCGCAGCTGCCCCGCCTCGACCGGGTCGAGGATGTGTATGACCTCGGATGCAGGCACGCGCACCGTCTCTCCCGCCAGCCCCGGATCGGTCATGTCGCCTGGGTGGCGGCGCAGGAAGTGGTAGGCCACGCGGCGTCCGATGCCGTCGAACTCGATGCCCTGACGGATCGACCCAGCACCGGGCAGCAGGCGGGTCATGTCCTGGGGCAGCATTTCCGATGGCAGCATCTGCAGCTGCATGGGCACCGTCAGCCCGTCCTCCGGCCGCCGCGTGCGGATGCGCAGGAAAACCTCGCCCGCCAGAAACACCTCCCGCGCGGCTCGGCGCTGCAACCCGAAGAAGTCGGTCAGCCCCTCGGCATCGGCCTCGTCGGTCCAGGCGAGCCAGAGCTTCTGTAGTTCCTCCTTCTTTGCGGCATCGGCCAACTTGGACGAGGGCTTGATCCCGTCGCCAACGACATGGTTCGCAAAGGCGTCGACCGCGTTCGCGGCGTAGCCGTTGTTCCGGACCAGCCAGCGGGCCCGGGCGGTGATGGTCTCACCCGAGGCGGCGATCAGCGTGTTCACATGCGCCCGGCTGGCCCGGAACCCGCGCATACGGCGATGGGATTGCGCCGCATCGAACCCGCCGATGATGTTGCCGAGGCGGGCGCGGAAGGCGTCGAGCACCATGGTCACAGACCCTTGGTCGCGACGGTGCCCCATCTACGGCGCCGGGCAGAGGTGCCGCTGGCGGTGGCCATCCGCGCTTCCAGATCGCGGATGGCAGCGGCCAGTTCGGCATCCGAGCCATAGGTCACGGTCTTGCCGTCATAGCTGACGCTGCGCAGCCCGGCGAAGCGGGCTTCCTGCAGCGCGGTCAGCAGGGCCTGCATGCGTTCCAGGTCCATCAGTCCCTCATGAAGTTCGGGGTGTAGGCCCGCCGTTTCCGGCGTGGCGTAGTCAAGGTTCCGGCCTTGACCTGGGCCGGGTCCGGAGTGGTTTCGGCCGCCATGGCCGTTGGCATGCGCGTTTCTACGCCCGCCTGCGCCTCGAGCCGCCGCCAGGTCGCCTCGTCCCATCGGTCGGCACCGAGGATCCACGCCGCGGCACGGGCGTAGACCCGGCAGTCCAGCGCCTCGTTTCGCTCGCGGATCTTCTGCCATTCCTGATGGGCATAGCCGCGCTTGTTGCGGATCGTGACCAGCTGCTCGGCCACCAGCTGCTTCAGCCATTCGGTGTCGGCCCAACCGGGGATGTGCAGGGTCCCCGGCGCATCGAGGACGCCCAGCGCGCGGTCCTCGTCGGAGGGCCGTTCGATCCGCAGGAAGCGGTAGGTCTCCGTCTTGAACGTCGCCGTGGCCACCGACCAGAGCCGCGCGCCGCGGCGCAGGCGCTTCCCGCCGATGGTGGCGTCGACAAAGGTCGGGCCCGAGACCGGAGCCGACCGGTTGAAGCCCTCAAGCCCCTTCAGCGGTGCCACCTGTTCGAAGCCGACCTTGCGCGACCAGGCATAGACGGCCGCAGCTTCGTAGCCGGTGTCGATGCCGAGCCGCGCCACGGTCATGAGGGCGCCGTTGGCATGTTGCCAGGAGCGGCCGAGCAGGGCCGTCAGCTTGTCCCAGGCGCCCGCATCGTCAGGCCCGCCCGGAATGACGATGTGATCGACGAGCCAGCTTTCCATGCCCCGGCCCCAGGCCCAGATGTCGACTTCGATCCGGTCCCTCTGGACGTCGGCACCCGCGGTCAGGAACAGCCCGGCCATCGGAACAGTGCCCGGTTTCCAGGATTCACGCCGATCCGCAAGCCGCTGCCACTCCGGCGCGTCGCCCGACTCGACCCATGTCTCGCCCAAGAGCGTGTTGCGTGCGGCGCGCAGCGTCTCGTCCGATCCTTGGGCCGCCAGCCATTCCCGCGCGACGTCGGACCAGCTTTTCCAGCCCAGCGGCGAGTAGAGCGCCGAGAGATGGAAGCCGATGGCCTTCGGATCCCTGGAGACCGCTGTCGCCCGCCATTCGCCGCGGGCGAGCATTTCGGTCTTGTGGTGCTCGGCGATGGGGCGTTCGCAGCCTTCGCAGAGATAGGCCGCCGTTTCCGGCTTTCCCTTCGCCCAGCGCAGCCGGTCGAATTGCAGCCATTGCATCGCCCCGCAATGCGGGCAGGGCACGAAGTAGCGCCGCTGGTCGGAGGCTTCGAATTCCCGCTCGATCCGGCTCAGCCCCCGGATCGTGGGCGTCGAGACCATGAACACCTTGCGCCGGTGCGAGAAGGTGGTGGTCCGGGCTTCCGCCAGCGTGACCGGATCGCCTTCCTCGTCGGCCGAGGCCGGATAGGCGTCGACCTCGTCGAGGAAGACATAGCGCGCGGGCATCGACCGCAGGCCGGTGGCGCNGTCGACCTCGTCGAGGAAGACATAGCGCGCGGGCATCGACCGCAGGCCGGTGGCGCTGTTCGCGCCGGTCAGCACCAGGATGCCGCCGGGGAATTCCTTCGACAGCATCGAATTGCCCGCATCGCGGGATCGGACCGGGTTCACCCGTTCGCGCAGCGCCGGGCTATCCGCGATCAGTGGATCAAGACGGCCGCGCGAGGTGCGCTTCGCCAGTTCCAGGCTCGGCAGCACCGCCAGCATCGGCCCCGGCGCGTGATGGATGACGAAGCCGATCCAGTTGTTGCCCGCCTCGGTCGCGCCCACCTGCGCGGCCTTCATGAAGGTGATGCGCTGGGCCGGATGGCCGGGCGAGAGCGCATCCATGATCTCGCGCAGGTAAGGGGCCCGGGCGGTGCGATAGCGCCCCGGCTCGGCCGCGCCGCGCGACGATAGCCAGCGATGCTGATCCGCCCATTCCGATACCGTCAGGTTCGGGTCGGGGCGCAGCCCCTGCCGCCAGACCCGGAGCAGGTCCTCGGCCCCGTCGAAGCCGAGGTCGAGGTCGGCCGTCAGATCATTGTCGGCCAGTTCATCGTCACCCGAGGGAAACCCTGAGGTCGGCGAGGGCGTCGAGCTGTTCGCGGACATGGGCTTCCAGCACCCTCTGCATGATCGCGGTCTCGATCGTCACCGATGCCCCGGATTGCCGTTCCACCTCCGCCATGATCTGCGCCGCCATCAGCGCGGCCACCCGTCCGGGCCAGGTCACCCAGACATCCCGTTCCTGCCGCGCGAGGCGAAACACCAGCGTTTCTGCCCGCGCGCGGTCGACCAGCGCGCCCTTCTTCTTCTGGACCGCCAACTGGCGCTCCTGCGCCGCATAGACCGTCAGCGCCGTGCGGGCCTTGATGTAGGACGTCGTGTCGCCGGGGCCGCTGGCCAGCCCATCGCCACCAATCGACCGGCGCTGCTGGTCGGGGTCCGTCATCTCTGCCCGTCGCACATCCGAGGCTGCGGCGTTGATCGACCCGTCGTCGAAAACCACCAGCCGCCCGTTCTTGCGCGCCTTCTGCACCCCGCCGCGCGACAGACCGGAATGGGCCGCATACTCGCGTTCGCTCATGCCCTTCATGGCGCAGATAGTCCGATCAAGCCAATGATATCGCTTGGTATTCAGTTGATTAGAGGGCGCGACAGAGCGAGTCTGATCGCAAGGAAACGATGCAACTCACTTGAGGAACCCCGCCATGACCACCCGCCGCGCCGCCTCGAACGACAAAGCCCTCGACGCCTTCATCGCCGCCAAGGCCGAGATCGACACCATGCTGGAGCGCCTGAAGGCCCTCAGCGACGACCATTTCGAGACTCACCCCGACGAGATTCATTGGGGCCATGTCGGGACGCTGAAGCACTACGCGGGCCTGCTGCGCCAGATCACCGACAGCGCCTTCAAGGAAGGCGAACACGCCGCCTGACGCGCCCACGACGCGCGACAGCCGCCCCGTCTGACGACGGGGCTTGCCTCCGTAGAAGGCGCGCACACCGCGTGCCACAGCGCCCGGAGGCCCCGATGACCATCCCGTCCGACACCCAGTCCCTGATCCTCTCCCGCGCCGCGACCCGGCCCGGCAATCTCGCCCTGCCGCTGCCCGAGGGGCTGGTCGGCGCCGCCGCCAAGATGGTCGTCGGCAAGATGATCGCCCGCGGCTGGCTCGAGGAAGTTGAGGCCAACCTGCGCCGCAGCGAGCCGATGTGGCGCGAGACTGGCGACGGCCACGGCACCACGCTGATCGCGACCGAGGCCGGGCTGGAGGCCATCGGGATCGAGCCGCTGGCGGCCAGCGCTGTCGCGAGTGCGCGAAAGGCGAAGCCGAAACCGGTGCAGATGCCCGACGACCCCGACACCGCGAAACCCGTCGCCATCCGCGCTGGCACCAAGCAAGCGCAGATCATCGCCATGCTCCAGCGCCCCGAGGGCGCGACGGTCGCCGAAATGGTCGAGGCCACCGGATGGTTGGCCCACACTTTGCGCGGCTCGATCTCGGGGGCGCTGAAGAAGAAGCTGGGTTTGCCCATCGCCGCGGAGAAGGTCGAGGGCAGGGGGACGGTCTACAAGCTGCCCGCCTAACCATTCCCTGCCAGCCGTATTACCCCGCCGCCCCGCCCGGGCGGCGGTCCTTCATTGCCATGACAGCAGATCGCGTGCCGCCGCCTGCAGGATGTCCTGCGCCATCCGCGGCTCGCAGGTGTAGACCCCGCCCGGTTCCGGTTCGCCCACATTGTCCTCGAACCACGCGCGGCCCTCGTCCGAGATCGGACGCAGGACGACGATGGTCCCGTGATCGTTGACTTCAATGTGCTGCCAGCCTTCGGACATGGGAGAAGGCTAGGCGGTTAGGGCAGATGGTTCAACCGGATCCCGACATATGCGCTTTCGGCCTTTCGGGGATCCTTTTGCATGGCCGCATCGCTCAATGCCCCGATGGCCCAGACCATATGGGAGAGGATGCGCATCACGTGCTCCAGGTCGGCATGCGTGTGCTTGCGCGTCTCGCCGTTCAGCTCCGTCTCCAGATGTGCGTCCCCACGATTGCCAAATGGATCGGCGGTGATGCCGACCAGGCCGTGGGTAACGCGGTTCCTGAGCTCCAGGGCCATCACGAGGCGGGAGCGCACCTCGGTGAGAAGTTCGCGATGTTCGGGGCGTTCGTCACAGATGGCGGCTTGCAGACTCTCCCAACGTGCAATTTTCTGCGTCAGGGTATGCGGCACGGTCCGGCTTGCCCCGTCGTCCAGTTTTTCGATGCGCTTGGTGATCTCGCGTTCGATGGACGACCATAGAAAAAGGAGCGAGCCGACGTTCGCCTTCATTTCCACAAAGGAAATCGGCTCCGGTTTTGGGTCTGTTTCCATCTTGGCCTTTATAGAATTCAGGCCCTTTCGGGCTTCACGAAAAACCTTGCTTACTCACAAACCGTTGGGTTCGAACGTCCATCCCAGTCAATGTAGCAGTCAGGGTTCATCAGACTATCAAGCTGATCCGACACTCCGAAGAACTCGCCGAGTGGCCCCTGAGCCAAAACGCCAGTGACGAACAACCCGACTCCAAATGCCCATGCAATCCAAGCCTTTCCGGTCCGACCTATAATCTTCGGGCCAAGCCAAATCCCCATTGCAATGCTTCCGAACATCAAGCCGTAGTGCAGGCCCAATGCCACGAAGTTCTCGCCAAACGCTGCCGCTGGATTGCGCTCTCTGACGGCTGGAAGAAGAGCGGAAACAATCCAAAGTGCCCCAATGCCCGAAATCCATCGAGCGGCGAGTGGCCAATTCATCCAAGCGTCAAAGATCCGACTCACGTTCCCTTACCCCCACACAGTGGCCGAAGAGCCGCCGACTTTTGGGAACCGTAGCTTAAAGGATCATTTACAGCAACTTACGGTGGTATGTTGGTCGCCCTCTGCCCCGTCGCCATCTCCCACCGCCGGACGGCGACGTCGCAATAGACCGGGTCCAGTTCCACCGCACGACAGCGCCGTCCGGTGCGTTCCGCGGCGATCAGCTGGGTGCCGGAGCCGCAGAACGGCTCGAACACCAGGTCGCGGGTGTCGGTGAAGGCCTCCAGTACCGCCTCAACCAGCGCCACGGGGAACACGGCAGGGTGTGAACCGGCCGCGCCAAGCCCGCCCTTGTGGCGCATGATGCGGAACACGCTGTCCGGGATGCGGTGGCTCTGGATCGCGTTGCCATAGCCGGTCTTGCGATGGACCGTGCCGTCGGCCCCGCGCAGGCCGCCGCCACCGAGGGTTTCGCCCGCATGCTTGCTTTCGACCGTCTTGTTCGGCTTCCGCGGCTGGCGGTTGAAGTGGAAGATGAACTCGTGCGACGGCGCCAGCCGCCCATTCCAGTCGCCGGGCAGGCCGGGCCCCTGGTCCCAGACATACCAGCCGAACCGCCGCCAGCCCTGCGCGCGCATCCAGTCGACCCAGCCCTCCCAATACGGGATCCACTCGCCGTCACGGTGAACAAGGCCGAGGTTCACCAGCAGCTGGGCCTTTGCGGTGACGGGCGCCGCGGCGAAAACGCCCTGCATCAGCGCATCCCAATCGCCGACCTTTTCCTTCGCCGCGCCATAGTCGCGCTGCTGGGCATAGGGCGGGGACGTGAACATCAGCGAGGCATGTGCCCCGTCCATCAGCCGCGCAACTACCGCCGGGTCGGTCGCATCGCCACAGATCAGGCGATGGTCGCCCAGCGCCCAGATGTCACCGGGTCGCGTGATGGGATCGGTCGGGGCCTCCGGGATGGTGTCGGCTGTGTCATCGTCGATGGACGCGCGGTCGTCGGCATCGTGCAGCAGCGCATCGAGTTCATCCTCGGGGATCCCGATCAGCCCGAGATCAAAGTCCTCGGCCATTAGGCCCCGCAGTTCCTCGAGCAGCAGCGCCTCGTCCCACCCGCCCAGTTCGGTCAGCTTGTTGTCGGCGATCCGATAGGCACGACGTTGCGCCTCGGTCAGATGGCCCAGCACGATCACCGGGGCCTCCGGCAGCCCGAGCTGGGCCGCGGCTAGGATGCGGCCATGGCCCGCGATGAGCTCGCCGTCGGCAGCGACAAGGCAGGGGACGGTCCAGCCGAACTCGGCCATGCTGGCGGCAATCCTCGCGACCTGGTCGGCGTCGTGGGTCTTGGCATTGCGGGCGTAGGGCCGAAGACGGGCGAGGGGCCAATGCTCAATCCGGCCGGGCAGGAGGGGCGCGTTCATGCCGTGTGCCGCTTGGCCTTGAGGACGGCGAAGGTCTCGCCAGTCTCCGCCAGAACGGCTTCCCGTCCTGTGAAGGACTGCCAGCGCTCGATGGCCACATCGACATAGGCCGGGTTCAGTTCTATTCCGAGGCAGACCCGACCGGTGGTCTCGGCCGCGATCAGCGTGGTGCCGGAACCCATGAAGGGCTCGTAGACTGCCTGGCCGGGGCTGGAATTGTTCAGGATCGGGCGGCGCATGCATTCGACCGGCTTCTGTGTGCCGTGTACCGTGTCGGCGTCCTGATCCCGGTTGGCGATCTGCCACAGCGTGGTCTGCTTGCGGTCGCCTGCCCAATGGCCTTTGCCCTTGGCGCGCACCGCATACCAGCAGGGTTCGTGCTGCCAGTGGTAATCGCCGCGGCTGAGGACCAGCCGGTCCTTGGCCCAGATGATCTGCGACCGGATCGCGAAGCCCGCGGCCGCCAGGCTGTCGGCCACAGTCGCTGCGTGCAGCGCCCCGTGCCAGACATAGGCCACGTCGCCGGGGAACAGCGCCCAAGCCTCGCGCCAGTCGGCGCGGTCGTCGTTCAACACCTTGCCGGTACGTCTCGTCTTCGCGGCCCCGGCCTGGTTGCGCCAGGACGGGTCATACTCCACGCCATAGGGCGGGTCAGTGACCATCAGCAGGGGGCGCACATTGCCCAGAAGTCGCCCGACCACATCGGCCGCGGTGCTGTCGCCGCAGATCAGCCGGTGCGCGCCCAGTTGCCACAGGTCGCCCGGCACCGACACCGGCTTGCCGGGAAGCTCCGGAATATCGTCTTCACCCTCGACCGGCCCGTCACCGCCCAGCGCCTCGGGATCCCGAAGCAGCGCATCCAGATCGTCGTCACTGATGCCCAAGAGCGTCAGGTCGAAATCCTCGGCCAAAAGCCCCGCGATCTCGTCGCGGAGCATGGCCTCGTCCCATTCGCCCAGTTCCGTCAGCTTGTTGTCGGCGATCCGGTAGGCGCGGCGTTCGGCCTCGTCGAGATGGCTGAGCCGGATCACCGGCACCTCGGTCAGCCCGAGCATGGTGGCGGCCAGCACCCGGCCATGGCCTGCGATCAGCTCGCCGTCGTCGGCGACCATGCAGGGCACGGTCCAGCCGAACTTGGCCATGCTGGCGGCAATCTTGGCCACCTGGTCGTCGCCATGCATCTTGGCATTGCGGGCATAGGGGCGCAGCCGGGCAATCGGCCAGGACTCTACCTGGCTCGGTGCGAAGACGAGGTCCATCGGGCGGGGCTCGGGATGTGGGGGACGGGAAATGAAAAGCGCCCGCGAGGGAGTTCCTCCGGGCGCAATTCTTCGATGATCAAGGGGTAGGTCAATGGGGGCAGGTCTGTCAACCGGAAAAGTGAAGCCGATTCAACAGCTTCTAACGAATTGGCTTTCTGGGGTGGCTTCCGGCCACTTGGCTTCCCCGGAGGTGGATTCCCTGGCTTCCCGCCGGGAGTCCACCCCGGCCAGATCGTGATTCCGCAAGCCGCTGATCTGACTCACGAATTCCGGCTCCGGGTCGCAAGGTGGCTTCCGCCTGGCTTCCCCGGTGAAAACGCCTCACGCTAGCGAACCGCCGCGCTGCGCCCCCCCGCATACGTTTGGCGCCGGGGAGGAACCAGAGGAGGGGGGAGGAGCGGCTCCTGAGCGATGCGACCGGCCCAAAGCGGACGGTCGCGGCGATATGTCGATGGACAGTCGTAATGGAACTTTGGCGGATTCAAATCCGCCGGTGAGCCTGTCGCATCGCTTCCATGCCGGCCTTCATTTGCCGCGTGACAGGCCCAGCACGCGGAGCACTTCGCGCGGGGCCGGTTGCCGCCAGATCGTCTGGAAACTTTCGACCACGTTGTCCCGTGTGACGCCAATGCCGGGTAGGGCGATCCAGGCGGGAACGGGGCGACCGAGAAGGCACAGGATCACGGTCTGTGCGGCTGTGATCCCTTGGAGGAAAGGCTGCTGGGCTGCGATGCAGCAGAAGGAATTGCCCGTTGCGAGGGCGATGGCTGCGGCCTCTCCGAGGTCCACGGTTGCCATGGACATCGTTGCGCCGCGTTCTGCAAGGCGGGTGGCTGCGGCAAGGGCAGGCGTGTCCCAAACGACGAATAGCCCGGCCAGATCGGGGTTTGCCGACAGAAGGTCATCCGCGGCTGCGGCTGAGTCCTCGATCCGCGCGAAGCGGTGGATGCGCGGTGTGATGTCGGGGCGGTTCACCTGAAGCCATTTGGTGAAGGCGATCTCGCGTTCGTTCGTGGCGAAGAAATCGGCGGCGAAGCCGAGGACGCCGACTTTCGCCCCGTCGGGGATGCGGGGAGAAAGTCCGGCGGCCGCGATCTTGCCCAGACCGAAGTTGTCCGAAGACACCAGCGCCGTGTAGTCCTTGCCCGGCAACAGGCCGGTGGGCGCGTTGTCCAGCAGGACCAGCTTTATTCCCGCCTCGGACACCCGGCGGTGCGCGGCGGCGACCTGTTCATTCGCCACGGGAAGGGAGATGATCGCATCGGGGCGTTGCGAGATCAGCCGGTCAAGTTCGGCCACCTGCATGTCGGGGGAAAAGGCGCAATCCACGACATCGATCACCGCCGCGCCGCAATCGCCGAAGATACCCATCATGCCGGCAAGTTGCTGCTTGGCCCAGTCGCTTTCCAAGGTGTGCAGGACCACGGCAACGCGCCATCCGGCCGCCTTGGCGGCGGTGCGGTCGTCGGGCAGCAGGCTGACCCGTTCGGGCGGGGCGGCGCGTTCGCCATGCGGGCCGAGGCCGGATATCGTCAT